ATGTTATAGCACAAGCTGACCATCGCATCGAACTGATTCTGATGGGCTTTCCCTGCGTACTTGGTCACAGCGTCCTCAAACTTGCCTAGATCCTGTCTGAGCAAAACCTCGGCAGTGCCCTGGCTGATCTTGAGTCCTTGAGTCACATCAGGCCCAGTATGGCCATAGCCGATAGTCCAAGGGACATGACCTGTACCCGGATCTGGGTATGCTTCCAGTTTGCATCCCTCAAACCGCTTGATGAGGTCAATTCCCTCTTGGCTAGTCTTCATTGTCATCAGGCTTCTCAGCCTTCTCAGCCGCCTCAAACGCATCCATCTGTTCCTTCGCCTGACGCTCAATCTCCTGCAAGATCCAGTAGGTGTTGGTATGGTTCGGCATATTCGCCAGAGCGGATACCAGAGCGTTGTAGGTCTGGGCGTTGAGGCTGACGTTAATGTTTTCCATTGTGTTTTCCTGTGTGGGGTTGATTAAACGGGGTTAGCCCAAGGAGCCGGGAGTGTCACGGCCTTGGGATGAATCTGGTCTTCGATCTGCTGATCCAGTGATTCGCGCATGGCTTCCAGTTGTTCAAAGCCCATCGCGGCCTGTACCCAAGCCTGTGCCTGATCGAAAGTGATCTCATCGAACGGGGTAAATGGGTCATTCGGGCCTTGAATGACGGCCTGAGTGCCATAGCACGAAGCTGTGTGACCGTTGCCATCATCCGCTGTGACGCGCCAATGGATCGTGAAAACGACATCCGCATGGGATTCGTATTCAGGGTAACAATCAAAAGCGGGAAATTCCCAAGTGTAGACGTTACTCATGCTAAAACTCCGTGGTTTGCAAACTCGCCGTGAAACTTTTCTCGCGCTTCATGCGCCACGAGCGCTGCTAATTCTAAGTCTTTAAACATTCCAAAATACATCGGCTTTTTATTGACTCGCAAAGTCACCATCCAGTTTCCAGATTTTTCATCCAATTTGATGTTCTTTAAGCCCGACTTGCTGTTTTTGAAAACTTTTCTGTTATGCCCATTTTGAGCTTTTGTCGCGGGCCTCAAATTAGCAATGAGATTGTTTTCCTTATCCCCATCAATATGATCTAAAAACTCAGGAAGATAGCCGTTAAAAAATAGAAAAATAGCTCTATGCGCTAAAATTTTCTTGCCATCAACAATGATGTGTAGATAGCCGCTTGACTGCTTATTACCTACTCTTTTGCCAGCCGGAGCGCCACGCACAGAAATTTTACGGAACAGCCAACCATCACTGTATTCAAACAGTTCGTGTAATCGGTTGTACAGAGACATTAACTTAACCTCTTCTTAATTTCGTTGAGTTCTGCGGAGAGTTCCTTTATCGCTGCTACTAGCAGGGGAATTACTTCTGTGTATTGAACGCCTAGCCTATCTGGATCTGACGAATCGACTGCCTCTGGAAGTACAGCCAAAACATCCTGCGCAATAAGGAACGAACGGCTGACGCCTTCATCATCTGTTTTGAATCGACCTGTTACAGCGCGGAGGGATGTAACCTTTTCTGCGGCGTTTTTAATCGGTTCTAAATCAGTCTTTAGGCGCTCATCCGAGGTAGCTGTCCATGATGTATTTCCAGTAGAAATATAAACTCCAACAGAACTGGGGTTATAAACAAGAAACGATGATCCTGTATTTGGTCCAAAACTCCATTCAATACCCGCACCATTACCAGCTCTAAACCTTGCGTTCCCCGCAGGGGATGTCGTCGTCCCAACCAACAAATTCCCACTCACATCCAGCGTCATCGCCTGAGTGAAGGAGATAGCGCTATCAGCGGAACCACTGGCCGCTATATTCCAAGCGTGTGTGTTAGCGTCAATTACATATGAACCAGCTGCGGTAGCCGCTATTCGCTTCCATCCACCACTGTAGTAAACATTATTTGCAAAAACACCAGCGGTTCCGACACCAGAAAGCGAAGTTCGGCTAATTTGCATAGCCTTGTAAGTGCTATCCCAACCACTCGGCGTAACACCCAAGCCAAGGTTGCCGGAGGAGTCGAGGTACATTCTCGGAGTCGATCCAGTTCCCCAATACAATCCGTTAGCTGTTCTGGCTGTATAAACTGACGTATCACCAAAGAAAAAAGCATCTCCGCTACGAACTTTTATATCGCCAGCTACGTCTAGCTTATACCCCGGCGAACTCGTCCCAATCCCTACATTGCCAGAAGCATCAATACGAACACGCTCAGTGGAATTTGTTGCAAAACCAAGGATATTCGTCCCCGGCAAATACATCCCATTCGCAGGAACCGTCGAGCCTGTGATCGTTACGCGAGTGAATGCACCCGTGTTCGGGGTCGTTGACCCTATCGGCGGCGGCGTGGCAAATGCTGTGGTTGAAGCCGTGTAGGTAACAACGTAATCAGCGATATTGACCAGATTGGTGAAGCACGGAATGAACCGAGTACGCCAGCCACCGTTACGGAGGCCAGTGGTTGCGTTATCGTCATCGGTAACAGTCGAGCCATCGCCCCCAATGGCGGTTGGAAAAGTAACTGAACTCATAATAGCTCCTTGATTTCATAGCCCGTCTGGTAACGTGTGGCATAGGGCTGGTCGATTGCTGATAACGCTCGGATTCGTCCGAGGAATGCTCGCCTGTGTAGGTTGATTGCGTCAGATGGATCCCAGACGTAGAGTACTTCGGCATCCGTCCCGCTGATTTTCTGAAGATCATTGTTAAGAATGGCTTCTTCATTGGTCAACTGATCCAAGGTAAACCGCGCTACCCGGCAGGAATCCCGGCGGTCAAAATACTCGGCCCCGGACATGGCCTGGTCAATCAGCGTTCCTGTTTCGTAAGAAATGGACGCGCCCAAAGTCATATTGTAGAACGGCTGATAGATAGCGCCGACAAATACCCGACCAAGTTGCACATAGCCGTCTTCATTGGCCGTGTCGAAGAATTCCACCTGATAGTAACGCTCAGACACCAAAGCAGTCGGAATATGGATCAGCGTTTTGGTAAAGAGTGCTCGATCTTCGTCCGTAATGGTCAAATCCCAGAAGCGCATATCCTCCCACTCGTAGGTTCCGAAAGGCATAATTGGCCAAACATCCAAAGTGCCAGAATCGTATTCAAGTGTGGTATACCCGCTGTCGGAATACACCCGATACCGATATTGAGCCGTTACCGAAAGGTTATGGTTGACGAAGGCCACAGCGCCAATGATCCGAGCGGTATCAGTCGAAAATCGAAAGCGCGTACTAGAGTTTGCATCATCAGTTGAACGTGCAACTTTGTTCAGAGTTCGACTTTGAAGGTTGGTCAATGGCAATGACGCTTCCCATGACCCATACGAACCGAACGTCGAAGTATCGATTCGGTTTTGGTAGGCAAGGATCATATTGCTCATGATTAACCCCAGAGCGTCAGCGTAGCGCGGTTCTTGGCATAGCTTGACGATATGCCGATAATTCGGAATAGAGTACCAGAATCAAGCCCAAAACGATGCAAAGTCAAGTTTGCAACTCCGTTCAAATCAGGAAGCGTTTCGGTTACATCCAACGCAATGCTGATCTGGTAAACCGTTCGTTTGACCTTATAGAGATTCAGTACCCGCGTAGCTTCTGTGCTAGCGGCTGTTCCGTCCACAAGCAACGTATCCCGGTTAATTTCAGACGCCAACAAATACTGCGTTTGCACTGTAGCATCTGTGGCAGTCGTTGCCGCTGATGGGTATTTGAGGACGCTCTTTCGTGCCTCTGTTACACCCGCCGCGAGATCAGCAGTCTGAATGCTGTAGTTCTTGAGGTACGTCAGAATGACTTTGTACGCAGGAATGCCGCGATCAGTGTCTGATGATCGAACAGCCTCAATGCTGATGATATTGTCCTCATTGATTTCGATATTGGCCACACCTGATGCCACAGCAAAACGACCCATGCGGAACTGGCCGGTTGCATCGTACCCGTACCATGCGCCAACGGATTGGGCGATCTGATCTATACAGGAAAGCCCAGAGTCCTCGCCATAGACCCAGATGCCGACTTCTGAACTGTTGGCAGTATCAAGAGCGGTTACGTCAGAAGCGTTGATATCGCCCGAATTCACCCCGCCCTTGATGGCAATCAACTTCATGATTTGCGCGGCTGTACGGTTGCTAGAGGCGGCTCCTTGCGTGATATCACAGGTAATCAGACCCGCCGGGGTTGATCCGAGTCGAAAATATGATCCTGTCGAAGTCGATAAGACGCGATAGTTTCCGGCGGCAGGGGCATTGGTTTCCATGTCCGAGACATTGGAATACGCCGCGCCTTTGGTCAGCCCTGCGCCTTTGTCATAGACCGCAGTAACATCGGAGATGGATGAATCATTGACATGGAAAATAAGCCGAGACGTATTCACACACGGAGGCTGTACGTTATAGACCTTGCCATAAACAACCGGTTTTTTCTGCCCTTTAAGGTCAGCCACGCCTTCAAGACCGGAGGGTAGGCTATTGGTTCCGGCGAATTCGGTTTTCTGTAACGGAAGATCCAGAACCGCCAACTTGTCACGCGCCAAAACGGTCACAGTTGAGAAAGTGAATTCTACCTGTTCCATCGTCCCGGCAAGGATCGTAGTGAATGCGGAATACGCGTCTGTGGGGTTGCCGACTTTGATGGTCAATGCTCGGTTGTCATAGCTGTAATTCGCCATGTAATCCAGACCGCCATCGACGTTTGACAGTTCGACTACGCCATAGCCCACGCGACTTGCACCCGATGTGGTTCCCGATGCAAACAGATTCCGGGTAATGTCAGCCGGTGTCTTGATCCTTGGCTCATAGTAAGTATTTGCCGGGGAGTCAGTCGGCTTGGTGACATAGTTCTCAGTACAAAACCGCAGAGTGGTTGTAGTCCCTGCGGAATCTGTTGCGGCTACGATTTCAACAAGGTAGATCATGCAGATGCCTCAACCTTGGCGATGCGCGTTGATTCAGCGGTTTCATTGCGGATCTCTGAAAGCTGTGTGATGAGTTCACGATTAGCCGCTGA